TATTATGGATATAGTAACGAAAAGGCAAAACAGGCTCTAAGAATCCTAACCAAAGAACAACTTAATTTTATAAAATCTAAATTTGAAACTGGAGGAAAACGATGATTGCCGAGCCCGAGGTCAAGTGGTCTGCTGACCAAATGATAGAAGTTACATTAAATGAACCAGATGACTTCTTAAAAGTAAGAGAAACTCTCACAAGAATTGGAGTAGCATCCAGAAAAGAAAAGAAGATATATCAATCTTGCCATATCCTGCATAAGCAGGGAAGATATTATATTGTTCACTTTAAAGAATTATTTGCACTAGATGGCAAACATGCTAATCTAACTCAGAATGATGTTCAACGTCGTAATCGTATCATTCAATTATTATCTGATTGGGGTCTTATAACTGTTCTTAATGCAGATAATATTACTGACATTGCTCCTTTAAATCAGATTAAAGTATTAGCATATAAAGAAAAAGGTGAATGGATTCTAGAAACCAAGTATAATATAGGTAAGAAGAAAAAAGTTGAGGAACCAGCATAACCTATGAAAAGTCCTTGGATTCATAAGAACGGTCAAAGTAAACTTGACAAACGTTCAAAGCAGCATCAGAGTCAAGCGAAGAAGAATGCTATTCGCAAAAAAAGTAAGTAGTATCGAAAAATCCGTATAGAAAAAGTCGGGTCTCAACACTGACTTTTTTTGCTGTTTATGGTTAAATAGTAGTGTACGCTTCGGGTACACAATTTACACTCGCTTTTAAAGGAGAACCATGAACACACTAGCAAGATATCACGCTGCCAATCTTCCAGAATTAATGGAGAAAATCCATAAGAATGGAATCGGATTAGACGATTACCTTAATCGTTTTTGGGAATCGGATGTTACTTCTAATTACCCACCATATAATTTGATACAATTAAATAATCATGAGTCAAAATTGGAAATCGCATTGGCAGGGTTCAAGGAAGATGAACTCAAAGTCTATACAGAGTTTGGAAAATTATATATCGAAGGCAAAAAAGAAGAATCAGAAGTTGATGGAACGTTTATCCATAAAGGATTGGCCAAACGTTCATTTGAACGAGTTTGGACGGTCACAGACGATACGGAGGTTGGATCCGTCAAGTTTGAAGATGGACTCCTCACCGTGGAGTTAAAGAAGATAGTTCCAGAACATCATGCAAGAAAAGAATATTTGTGATATAATATTCTTATAGTTATGATTACATGATGGATTATAAAACATCTGGTGTTGACATTGAAGCAGGAGATGCTTTTGTTGAAAAATTGAAAAAGCAAGCACCTACCATTGGTGGTTTTGGTGGTATGTACAAGGTTCCTCATGGTTATGAGGAACCTATTTTAGTATCTGGTACTGATGGAGTAGGAACTAAAATTAATATATGCAGAGTTGCTAATGACTATACAACTATAGGACAAGACTTAGTTGCTATGTGTGTTAATGATATTATTACATGTGGTGCTAAACCATTATACTTTTTAGATTATGTTTCTACTCAGAAGATAGATGAGAATGTTGCTGACATTATGGTTGGGATACTTAAAGGATGTGAACTAGCAGGTGTAGAACTTATAGGTGGAGAAACAGCAGAACATTTCAGACAAAGAGAATATGATCTTGCAGGATTCTGTACTGGTATTGTTGAAAAATCAGAATTAATAGATGGAAGTTTAATTCGTGAAAGTGATGTAGTTATTGGTATAGAAAGTAGTGGATTGCATAGTAATGGTTATACTTTAATTAATGATATGATATGGAGGCATAAACTTTTTTATGATAAGGGTTATGATGATGCATTAGGAGATCCAAGTGCTACTCCAGAGTTACTTACTCCAACAACAATATACGCTCCTGTAGTTGCAAGTTTAATAAAAGATTTTCCTATTATGGGTATGGCACATATCACTGGAGGTGGTATTGTAGGAAATCTTCCAAGGTGTATTCCAGATGGATGTGAAGCAAGGATTGATTATAATTCATGGAAGATGCCAAAAATCTTTAGTAAGATTATGCTTGCTGGTGAGATTCCTGAAGAGGAAATGAAGAGAGTATTTAATCTTGGTATTGGGTACTGTCTAGTTGTTCCTGAGAACGTAGCAACTGATGTTCAGTTGAGAATACATGGTCATGGGTTGCAGTCTTGGATCATTGGTGATATAATACATAAAGGAAAATAGTTACCATGAGCATACAACTTGCATTACTAAAATCTGGTGAGGAAGTAATTGCTGATATTAAGGAGTATAGGGACCAAGATGATATTCTAGTCTCTTATCTGTTTAAGGATCCTTTTGCTATAAAAGTTAAGACCTCACAACTTCTTGTTGAAGAAGAAGGTACACCAAAGCATGAGGTGATATATTATAAGTGGATGTCTTTATCAAAGGATACTGATATTATTGTAAATAGAGATTGGGTGGTATGTATTACCGATCCAATTGATCAAATTAAATTATCTTACGAGGAAAGATTAAATGGAAATGGAAGAGACGGATCTGCCAGTGGACGAGATGATAATCCCTCCAGAGGAGAGTCCAGCAGGCCCACAACAGAAACCAGTTCAGGTACTTTACTTAACGAACAATCTAGTTCTGATAGCGGAGATTGATGAGGTTCTAGCAGACATAGGACAACCAGATTGTAAGATAATTAATCCATGTCTTATTGAAGATGGTAAACTAAGCAAATGGATGTCTGATCTAACTCCTAATACAGAAATGTTTATGAGTTCTGAGAAGATCTTGACGTTGGTTGATCCAACAACTAAACTACTTGATGATTACGTGAACATTATTCAATGAGATTCTACACAAATGTCCATCAGAGATTTAATGAAATTCTTGTCCGTGGATATGAGAATGGCAAGCATTTTACTACGAAGGAAACATTTTATCCCACTCTTTATGTTCCTTCTAAGAAAAAATCGAAGTATAAAACTTTAGATGGACAGACTGTAGAACCTATTAAACCAGGGAAGATATCTGATTGTAAAGAATTTAATGAGAAGTATTCTAATATAGAAGGATTTGCTGTTTATGGAAATGACAGATATATCTGTCAGTATATTTCTGAGAAATATCCAGAGAATGAGATTAAGTTTGATATAAGTAAAATTAAATTAGTCACGATTGACATTGAGGTTGCTGCGGAGAGTGGTTTCCCTGATGTCTTTAATTGTGCAGAGGAATTACTTGCAATTACATTGCAGGATTATACGACAAAGCAGATTATATGTTTTGCATCAAGACCATTTAATAATACAAGAAAAGATGTAAAGTATATTCAATGTCATGATGAGTATAATTTGATTGATAGGTTCTTAGAATATTGGAGTAATAATCCACCAGAAGTTGTGACTGGATGGAACTGTGAGTTGTATGATATACCTTATATTGTTGGTCGTATTGAACGATTGATGGGTGAGAAGACTGTTCGTAAACTTTCTCCTTGGGGATATGTTCGTAAGAGAGATCTTGTATTACATGGTCGTAAACAGATTGCTTGTGAGATGGCAGGTATATCTGTAATTGATTATCTTGATCTTTATAAGAAGTTTACTTACAGTAATCAGGAATCCTACAGGTTGGATCATATTGCTTTTGTTGAACTTGGTCAGAAGAAATTAGACCACTCTGAGTTTGATACTTTCCGAGATTTCTATACAGGAAATTGGCAGAAGTTTATTGAATATAATATAAAGGACGTTGAACTCGTAGATCAACTTGAGGATAAGATGAAGTTAATTGAACTTTGTCTTACTATGGCATATGATGCAAAGATAAACTATAATGATGTATTCTTCCAAGTTCGCACTTGGGATGCTATAATATACAATTACTTGAAGAGGAAGAACATTGTAATTCCCCCAAAGGTAAGAACAGATAAAGACACACAGTACGCAGGAGCTTATGTCAAGGAACCGAAACCAGGACGCTATGATTGGGTTGTCTCTTTTGACCTTAATAGCTTGTACCCTCATCTTATTATGCAGTACAATATTTCGCCAGAGACCCTCATTGAACAACGGCATCCATCCGTTACAGTTACTAGACTCCTCGAAGAGCAGGAGGTAATTGGTGGTGAGTATGCTGTGTGTGCAAATGGAGCACAGTATAGGAAGGATGTTCGTGGGTTCCTTCCAGAACTCATGGAGAAGATGTATAACGAAAGAGTCATCTTTAAGAAGAAGATGATACAGGCAAAGAAGGACTATGAAAAGAAACCCAGTAAAGCACTCACTAAAGAGATTGCTAGATGTAACAATATTCAGATGGCAAAGAAGATATCTCTTAACAGTGCTTATGGTGCTATTGGCAATCAGTACTTTCGATACTTTAAATTGGCTAACGCTGAAGCCATTACCTTGAGTGGACAAGTCTCTATTCGTTGGATAGAGAATAAAATGAATAGAAAGTTAAACAAGATTTTGAAAACTGAGGAGGTTGATTATGTTATTGCTTCAGATACTGATTCCATTTATCTTAATATGGGGCCTTTTGTTGACGCTATATTCAAGGGGAGAGAGGCGACTAATGTGGAGATCGTTGATTTCCTTGACAAGGTGTGTGAGGTGGAATTTGAAAAATATATTTCTAATTCTTATCAAGCGTTGGCCGACTACGTAAATGCTTATGATCAGAAGATGTTCATGAAGAGAGAGAACATTGCTGATCGTGGTATCTGGACTGCCAAGAAAAGATACATCTTGAATGTATGGGATAGTGAAGGTGTTCGTTATAATGATCCTAAACTCAAGATAATGGGTCTAGAAGCAGTCAAATCATCAACTCCTGCACCTTGTAGGCAAATGATTAAAGACGGTCTCAAGGTCATTATGAGTGGTACTGAGGATGAGATGATTGATTATATTGATAATTGTAGGAAAGAATTTAAGTCACTTCCACCTGAAGAGATTTCATTTCCAAGATCAGTTTCTAATGTGACCAAGTATAAGGGAACTCATAACATATATGAGAAAGGAACACCGATGCATGTGAGGGGTGCATTATTGTTTAATCATTATGTCAAGGAAAGGAAACTTGATAAGAAGTATGCATACATACAAAACGGTGAAAAGATTAAGTTCTGTTATTTAAAAGATCCTAATCCAACAAGAGAGAATGTGATTTCTTTTATTCAGGATTTTCCAAAGGAACTTGATTTGGCAAGATTTGTTGATTATGATACTCAGTTCAATAAAGCATTTCTAGAACCAGTTAAGGCTATTCTAAATGCTATTGGTTGGTCTGATGAGAGAAAAATTACATTGGAGAGTTTCTTTACATGAGTACTGCACTTGTTATTGCCCTTCCTGAAGAGTCTGAAGGAATACAGGGATACCCAATCTATTTGAGTGGGTGTGGTAAAGTAAATGCTACTATTGCTACAATGAGAGCAATAAGGGATGGTCATAATTTTATTATTAATTTTGGTTCTGCTGGATCTGTAAGTGATGTTACTGGACTTGTAGAAGTTACTGGTTATGTAGATAGAGATATGGATGCACGAGCAATAAATTTTGAGATTGGACAAACACCCTTTGAGGATGGTATAATAATTGGTGAACAAGGTGTAGTTTGTGGTACAGGTGATAAGTTTGCAACATCCAAGCCAGAAATTGCTTGTGATATTGTAGATATGGAATCTTATGCTATTGCTAAAACTTGTTTATTGGAAGGTGTGAAGTTTAGAAGCTTTAAATACATCTCTGATAGTGCTGATGAAAATTCAGCAACTGATTGGGAAGAGAATGTCCATAGGGGCAATTCATTATTCCAAGAAATGCTTTACAATGGAGAATTTTAATGGATCTACCAATTGATGATAAAGAGTTTTCTTATATTGTTACTGCATTGTGGAAGTGCCGTAAGAATCAAGGTGAACCACAATGTGGGGAACTATATGAGAAGTTAAAACTTGTCAAGGAAGTTAGGGATGCTAATCCTGGTGGCCCTTACAAGGCAATACTTCGTGAACAACATGGAATGGTAATCTAATGGATTTTTTAAAAGAAATAGTAAAAGAAATTGGTGATGACTACACCCAACTCGCAGCAGACATCAACGAACAAGAAGAGTTCATCGACACAGGATCGTACATCTTTAATGCAATGGTTAGCGGTTCCATTTTTGGTGGCGTATCTGGCAATAAGATTACTGCCATCGCTGGTGAGTCTAGTACTGGTAAAACTTTCTTCTCCCTCGCAGTTGTCAAGAACTTT